AGGGCTGGGCACCGAGCGTTTTGAACAAGGTAGTTCCGCAGGTGAGGGAAGAGCAATAATCCACATTGGCATCAGGCTGAACAACAAAGATCAATTCCTTGCAGGGGTGGTTAAAGTTCAACTTAATCTTGTTGGAGGACGACCCAACGGATTCATCACCAGTGAACTGAAGCTGTTCAATGAGGTATTCGTGGGGGTTCTGGGCCATACGGCGACGCTCATCGGTATCCAAGAAGACATAGTCGACATAGAGGGAAGCCGCCACAAGCGATTGGTTGTAGGCAGACGTCACACGCTTGCTGGCGGTGTCGGCGCACGTTAAAGTAGACACGGCCCACAAGCACTCATCAATGGGACGAATATCGAGGTTAATCTTGACTTCGTGGTATTGAAGAGCAATCAGGGGGAGCGCAAGCCCAGGGTTGCGACAGTACCAGAATTGAAAGGGAACATAGAGAGTAGTTTCGGGGAGCGCATTGCGGGGCTCGCACACTTGAACGGCGGCAGACGAAGCACAAGGTCCGTCAACAGGCGAGAACGAGGGATCCGTAATGTAGGTCAATTGAGTGGTGTTACCAATCATCTTGAAGTACCCGCGCTCTTGCTCCTTGGAGAGCGTGAGCTGGTTCCACAAGTGCATCCAGTCACCATATTGACGATCAATGCGTTGACCACCGATTTCAACCTCAACCTGGGAGATCATTTGCTCACCAGGGAAATCGAGCCAGCGAGACCACACGCCCGAGTCGTTGGTGCCTTTCATAGACTGATTGATTTCGGGCAAAGTCACCTGCAAGTAGGTCCGGTAAGCCAAATCACCGTTGCGGCTGATAGTGCAGGTGACACGGCGACCAAAATCGGCTTGACCGTTAAAGGTTTGTTCAATGGATTCCATCGAAAAGTTAGTGTGGCGACGGTAAGTCACCTTCCAGAAGGTAATCTGGGGGTTACCAGTAAGGTAAACATCTTGAGCGCCGTAAGCTACGAGTTGCATTAAACCTCCTCCCATTGTTATATTATTACTAAAGAAAAAAATTTAGAAAATAAATTTTAATTAAATTTTAATTAAAATTTGATTAAACTATTAATATTAATACTTTTTCAATATACTTTTTGATTATTTTTTAAATTAGACTCAATAAAAGTTTGTAAATATGTTTCTAAATATACCTCCTTTTTATTTTCATGTTTTTTTGTAAAAAAGTACTTTTCGTTTCTTTTTTTAACGGACCAACCATCGTTTATTGCGTTGTTAATAAATAACAATTTTTGCAAATCAATAAAGTCGATATTTATATCGCTTGGTTTCATATTTATGTTTAATTCCATTTTAGCAAATGGATAGAAAACATTAATAATTTTTAAACCAAATCTAATAGACCAAATCTAATAGTTTGTATCTAATTTAACAAAATGTTGCTTAAATAAATGACTTCTTTATTTAATATATAATGCCTACATTTAAACCAAAAAATATAAAAAAGATTTTAATTTCAAAAAATAAAATAACTACATTAGACGGAAAACATAAGGAAATTATAGACAGTTTTAATGAAGACAAGGAAAAATTACCAAAATTAATAAATCAGAAAAGAGAGATATTGATTAAGTTGAAAAATCCTAACATAGTTATTGATGAACAATTGGATTTATGTGATGAATTAAAAGAAATAAAATTAAAAATAAAAACTATAAAGAAAAAAGAAAAGGAATATTTACTAAATAATTCAACATATGTTTTTGATTATTTCGAAAATAAAAAAAATATAGCGAATTGTTCTAATAAAACTACTTTATTGGATACTTTTTTTAAAATAAATACAGAAGAGAATACATCATCCGAAAGTTTAAATAAGGAACGAAAAAATATACAAAAATATATGACTAATGTTGATGAAAGCTTCTTAGATATTAATAATTTTATTATAACAACTGATGTTTGTACATTTTGCAATAAAGGGGAAATGATTGCGGTTGATTATGAAGGAGTTATGATATGTAATGTTTGTTTTAATAGCGTTAAATATTTGGTTGAAAATGAGAAACCATCTTATAAAGAGCCGCCAAAAGAAGTATGTTTTTATGCCTATAAGCGAATCAATCATTTTCGCGAAATATTGGCACAATTTCAAGCTAAAGAAACAACTCAAATACCCGACGAGGTCATAGACAATATAATTCAACAAATAAAAAAGGAGAGAATAGACTTAACCCAATTGACTAACAAGCGAACTAAAGAAATACTGAAAAAATTAGGTTACAATAAATATTATGAACATATTCCATTTATAAAAGATAAACTAGGAATTAAACCACCTATAATGAGTTCAGATTTAGAATCCATGTTGTGTAATTTATTTATGGATATTCAGGCACCTTATGCTAAATTTTGTCCAGACGATCGCGTGAATTTTTTGAATTATTATTATACAGTGTATAAATTATGCGAATTATTAAATCAAACCCAATTTTTGCCGTATTTTCCAATGCTAAAGGACCGAGAGAAACGGATTGAACAGGATGAAATATGGAAAAATATTTGCGAGGAACTTGGGTGGGAATATATACCAACTGTTTGATTAATATATCACATAAATTATTATATAATAAATTATTATATAATAAATTATTATATAATAAATATTTAAAAAGATTACCCTAATAGATAATAACAATGGAAAATCAAGTTGCGATTGGTATTGATTTGGGAACGACTTATTCGTGTGTGAGTGTTTTTCGAAATGGAAATTGTGAAATTATCGCAAATTCGGATGGAGAAAGGACTACCCCATCATGGGTTGCATTTAATTCTAGTGAAAAATTGGTGGGGCAATCGGCTAAATCACAGGCAGCTATGAATCCATTAAATACAATTTATGATGCAAAGCGTCTTCTCGGACGGAAATTTTCTGACCCAACTGTACAAGCCGATCTTAAACATTATTCATTTAAAGTAACAGGCGATAAAGACGACAAGCCGCTTATTTCACTTGAAAATGGTACAACTTATTATCCCGAACAAGTGTCGGCAATGATTTTAACTGAAATGAAAAATACTGCAGAAAATTATTTAGGTCATCCAGTATCGAAAGCGGTTGTTACTGTTCCAGCCTATTTTAATGACGCGCAAAGACATTCAACCAAGGATGCATGCCGAATTGCCGGATTGGAACCGTTGAGAATTATTAACGAACCAACCGCAGCTGCTATTGCCTATGGACTAGATAAAAATTTTAAAGGCGAAGAGCGAAATGTTCTTATTTTTGATTTAGGTGGAGGAACTTTTGATGTTAGTTTATTGACAATTGATGACGGTATGTTTGAGGTAAAGTCTACAGCAGGAGATACGCATTTGGGTGGTGAGGATTTTGATTTGCGTATGTTGAATCATTTTATTGACGAATTCAAGCGCAAAGAAAAGGTTGATATTAAAACCAATATGCGATCTGTTCGACGACTTAGAACTGCTTGTGAAAAGGCAAAACGAACATTAAGTTCTTCGGCAACAGCAAATATTGAAATTGATGCTCTGTATGACGGAAAAGATTTTTATTCGTCCATTACACGGGCTCGATTTGAAGAATTATGCGGAGACCTGTTTCGTAGTTGTCTTGACCCCGTTGAAAAAGTGTTGCGTGATGCAAAAATGGATAAAAATGCTGTTCATGATATTGTTATGGTAGGTGGGTCTACGCGAATTCCAAAGGTTCAAAAATTATTATCTGACTTTTTTAATGGAAAGGAGCTTTGTAAATCAATTAATCAAGATGAAGCTGTGGCCTACGGTGCTGGAGTACAAGCAGCTATTTTATCGGGGGATAAATCGGAATCAATTAATCAAATATTATTGGTTGATGTCACTCCACTCTCGATTGGAATTGAAACAAGTGGAAATGTCATGACAGTTATGATTCCGCGTAATACTACAATACCGACTAAGAAAAGTCAAACTTTTAGTACTTATGTAGATAATCAGCCTGCGGCAACGATTCGGGTATTTGAAGGAGAAAGATCTTTTACAAAAGATTGTAATCTACTTGGTCAGTTTGATTTAACTGGTATTGCACCTGCCCCGCGTGGAATTCCACAATTAGAGGTTGAATATAATATTGATAGTAATGGTATGTTGAATGTTTCGGCATGCGATAAATCATCGGGTCAGAAAAAAAATATTTCAATCACAAATGATAAGGGGCGACTTTCAAAGGAACAAATCGATGAAATGGTTAAGGATGCTGAAAGATTGAAGGACGAGGATGAAAAAAATATGAAGCGCGTTGAAGCCAAAAATAACCTTGAATCGTATATTTATAATTGGCGCAGTCAATCCGAAAAGAAAGAAAATATGGATAAATTGGGTGAATCCGGAATAGAATCAATTACCAATTGTGTTAAAGAAACCCAATCTTGGTTAGATGAAAACATGACTGCCTCTGCAGAAGAATTTACTGATAAATTAGCAGAATGTGAAAAAATTATGAAACCTTATGTGGAACAACTTTATGCGAATACATCAGAGATGCCGTCACAAGGGCAAAGCCAATCTCAAAGTCAACCCCAAGATAATAGTGAAGAATTGGATTAACTAAATAAAATTAAAACTAAATAAAATTAAAACTAAATAAAATTAAAACTAAATAAAA